AAGGCGATTTCAACAACATCATCTAATGTAGATGTTTATAGAGCGCTACATTACAGGTACATATTAGGGATGGAGTTAAAGGCGATTGCAAAAAAAACAAACTTCTCTATTGCGACAGTTAGCAGAAATTTGAAAAAAGGTTTAAAGATGATAAACCATGCGTAACGTTTGCATGGTATCATATAGGTGCAGTCATGGAATTGCACCTCTTTCTTTTTAATTTTATAAGGTGGATAAAATCCACCGAATAAGGCAGGGTGGAGCAGAAGGAAGCTTATCAGTCTTATTAGCTGAGGGTCGCAGGTTCAAGTCCTGCCCCTGCAACCATTTAATTTACCATGCTTCATAGCATGGATTTTTTTGAAAGGAATTAAAGAAATGATAGAAAAAATGTTAGCGATCAAAAGGGAAATATATACAACGGATTCATGGAAGCGTAGAAATGATTTACAGAAGCATTTAGATAGCTTAGAAAAAGAATGGTTTAAAAACAAGAAGGTGATAAAATAGCTAGACCAAAAAAAGAAATTGACATTAAACAATTTGAAAAATTATGTTCATTGCAATGTACACAAGCGGAGATATGTGCGTTTTTTGATATTTCAGAGAAAACACTGCAATCATGGTGCAAAAAAACGTATAATGACGGTTTTTCCCAAGTATTCGCCAAAAAGAGAGGATTAGGAAAGATATCGCTAAGAAGAATGCAATGGCAACTTGCTGAAAGAAATGCCTCGATGGCAATTTTTCTAGGTAAGCAGTTCTTGGGGCAAACGGATAAAGTTGAGCAAAGCGTTATTGATGTAACGAAGATAAATGAATTAAATGCGTCTGTGCTTGATAATATTGCGCCTACAAGAGCGATAGAGGATTTTGAAGAATAAATATACCTTGTGCGTTCAATGAGCGTCAGATGAATTATTTAAGGCGAACACTTACATCATGGCTAAATGTAGCAGAAGGCGGGAAGCGTGGGTCTAAAAACGTTCTAAACACCTATGCTTTCTGTATCAATCTTGAAACACACCCTGACAAAATACATTTAATCGCAGGTGTATCAAATGCCACGGCTAGAATCAATATTGCGGAATGTGATGGATACGGTATTTTCAATTATTATGAGGGAAGATATCGAGAGGGGAAATTTCAAGAAAAAACGTGTATTTACGTTCAGACAAAAACAGGTGAAAAGATTATACTTGTTGCTGGTGGAAGAAAGAACGGTGACGAAGCTTATATCAAAGGTTTCACAATAGGCAGTGCATATATAACAGAGGCTAATGAATGTCATGAGAATTTTCTGAAAGAAGTATTTGATAGAACGCTGTCATCTTCTAATAGAAAGATATTTCACGATTTAAATCCAAAAGAAGAGCATCATTTCTATTATACTGAAATATTAGCCTATCATGAGAAAATGCAAAAAGAAGATGATGATTACGGCTATAATTATGGGCATTTCACGATTGCCGATAATATGAGTATTTCTAATAAACGATTAAGGGAAATTTTGAAAACTTATGACAAAAATACAGTTTGGTACAAACGTGATATTTTAGGCGATAGAGCAGTAGCCGAAGGGTTAATCTTCCGTTATTTTGCAAATGATCCTGAACCATACTTGATTGATGAGAAAAAAATCGAAAAAACATTCAGTCATATTATTATTGGTATTGACTTTGGCGATAGTGGGTCAAAATATGTGTTTACAGCTATGGGTTTTAAAAATGGTTGGAAAGACTTGATAGCATTAGAAGAACATGAGATAGAAAAAAGCAATGGGATAGATGCTAAAAGACTTTGTAACGAGTTTATTTTGTTTTATAGACGTGTTTTAGAAAAATGGGGGTATGTAGAATGGATATTCTGTGATAGTGCTTCTAACACCCTTATAAATACGCTTAGAAGTGCAGCAAAAGAAAACAATCTAAGATACAGCAATATTGCAGGTGTAGTCAAGAACGAAGTAAGGGAAAGACCGCAAATGGTTGACTTGCTACTTTGTACAGATAGATTGAAAATCAATCGAAAATGCAAAGGAATAATTAAAGCATTGTCAAGGCTGAAATGGGATGAGAAAGAGCCAGACATTCCGGAAGATTTAAACATTGATAATATCAATGATATTTGGGATAGCTTCTGTTACAACGTTCATTACACATACGAACTATATAGAATTAAAACGATAGACGGGGTGATAGAATACAAAATTTTATAACAAGCTTTTTAGCTAAAAAAGGATATAGAGTTGATATAAATGCGCTAGATAGTATTATTGACGTAACAAATAAATGGTACACAAATGAGGCATTGCCTTTTCATAAGGCGATGACAGTCAATGGCGAAAGATATGATTTAGAAAGAACGAACTTTGCTAAAAGACTATGTGCTGATGACGCCAATTTAATAGAATGTGCAGAAATAAACGCTAGTCAAAGCAATGAAATAAACGATCTCATCAATAAAGTGCTAGACGACAATAATTTCAAGGTGATGTATCGAAAACAAGTTGAGCAAATGTCGGCAAATGGAACTGTCGGTGCTTATATCAGAATAGACAATGCAGACATATTAGATGATGGTACTTTTATCAATGGAGAAACCATTATAGAATATTGTGATACATTAAATATCGTTCCATTAACAGTTATTCACAATCAGATAATCGAATGTGCATTCACAGGTCATGATATCGAGGATAATAAAGACGTTTACACCTTAATTATTTTCAAAATAGAAAACGGGCTATACAAATGCGAGAACTATCAATTTGATGAAAACGGCAGAGAGCTTGTCAACAGAACACAGATTGTAGAGTTAAGCGATGTCAAGCCTTTTGCGATTATGCGAACAGCTGAAAATAATAACATGAAAATGAAAGGATACGGCTATCCGAAATTATGGAGTGCTATTCCTTGCCTTGAAATCATTGACCTTGTTATGACGATGTGGAAAAGAGATTTAGACAAGTCTGATAAAATTGTTCTTATAAATGAAGAACTGTGCAAACGGAATGAGGAAGGTGAAGTCATACCACCAACCAAAGAAATGAAAAAAATCTTCGTTCAAGTCGGAAGCGAATAATCCAACTGTTCGTATTGATGAAATTGAAAGGTCGTTAGAGCTGTCCTTGTCAATGCTCTCGATGTCGTTCGGATTCGGTACAAAAAAATATACTTTTGAGCAAGGCAGAATATTGACCGCTACCGAATATGTAGGCGATAAACAAGACAGCATGCAGGAAATCAACAAACAAAGAGATGAGAGCATACAGTATATCAAAGATATAGTTCATGCAATTGTCTATTTCTACAATATCAATAATCAGTCTAATATCATGGTTGATGAAATTAAAGTTGACTTTGATGACAGCTACATCGAAGATAAACAAGCTATGGCTAAAAGGATGAGAGAAGACGCTATTGCTTTTGAAAGCAATACACTTAAATTGTGGTACTTGATGAAGCAGTATAATCTTACAGAAGAAGAAGCTCAAAAAATCATCTTGGAGATAGAATCAAATTTCCAAGATGATGGCGATGGTGATGAAGAATGAGAGATGAAGAAAATCTTGAAGAAAATGCACAAGAACTTATTGACCTAGCACAGTTGTTTGAAATGGCTTTGTTTGTCGGCATGCTAGGAGAGATAAAAAAATGTTTGAATAGCCAATCCACAAAAAGCGAATGTATTTATCGTATTAGAAAAATGGTAGCAGCGAAAACAAAACAATTTGCAAAAGATACTAGTCAAGGCATTAAAGAAGTGGTTAAAAAGGGCAATGACATCAGTTATAAAGGATTCAGAAAGAAAGTAAAGAAGATGGTTAAATATGATGAGATTACCGAAATTTATGCTAAAAAAACACAGAAAGAATTTAAGAAATACCTCAAAACAAGAGGTATAGCATACGGTAATCAAACACCTACACAGTTCTTTACTAGCTTTATCGAAAAACATTTAGATGATGTATTAGAGGGTAGAATGCCGATTGAAAAGGCGATAGAGAGTGCTATAACGGAAATGTCTAAGAACGGAATAAGACTTGTCCAATATGATAGCGGTGTTAGAAAAAACGTAGATGTTTGGGTACGTCAACAGATGATATATGCACAAAGGGAAAGCGTGCGTGATTTAACTCTGAAAATCGCCAAAGAAAATGGTGTAACTATATTCGAATTTGATGCTCATGCAAATGCCCGACCTAGCCATCAAAGGTGGCACGGGAAAAGGTTTGACATAACCGGCAAGGAATATACGACAAAAAAGCAGTTATGCAATGATGAAGATGAAGATTATGGCTGTCTGCATAGGTTCTATCCTGTGTGGGACAAAAAAGACAAGTATTCTTATTCAAAAGATCAATTGAAAAATATCAATACACAGCCGTTTGAATGGAATGGCAAATTGTATGATGGATATGAAGCTAAACAGAAAGCTCGTTCAATGGAACGTGATATACGTCAATTAAAGCGTGAAAAGAATTTAAGAGAGCTTGAAGGCTTAGACACAACAGATATAAAAGCTCGTCTAAGGGTCAAAAACAAGCAATATAGAAGCTTTATGGAAAGATTTGGTACTTATCCAAGAAATAACAGAATACGAGTTGTTAAATAAAATTTTAGCATATTTTAGTTTTTGATTATTGATTTTATATATTTAAAGCTTTATAATGGTAGTAGCTAAGGGGTTGCTCCCCCTTAACTACTTAAAGCTTTACAGCTTTTCTATGAGGCTTATAAACCTTTGAAGATTGGTAGTTCTGCAAGGTTTCAAGCCTTTTTTGTTGCACCATATCAGGTACATATTCCGTAAGTTCATTTTATCACCTCCCTCACCTTACATATACTATTATAAAGCATTTGCTTAATTTTGTCAATAGTTTAGTTAATTATTTGCTATATTTTTTTAATTAAAGTATTGATTTAATTAAATGATTGCTTTATAATTATATGTGAAAGTGAGGTTACATATATGGCAACAGAAAAACAAATAAAAGCGGTTATTGCACAAGCTTCTACAAATCAAAAGAAACTAGCTGAAAGTATCGGTATGACCCCTGCAAACTTTAATCAAAAATTAAAAAGATGTACTTTTACCGATGAAGAATTAAAGGAGATTGCAAACGAACTCGGAGCAACTTATCATTGTTATTTTGAATTTG